AAACGATGCGAAAGCCATGGGCGTTTTCGTCGAAGCAGCGGAAACCGTGAAGCGACACTGCCGCGCGTCGATTTTGGGCATACACCATAGCGGGAAAGACGTTGCGCGCGGATTGCGCGGATCGTCGTCTTTGCTGGCTGGGGTTTATGCATCTATTAAGACCGAGCGCAACGGCGACTTGCTGACAATGAAAGTTGAAAAGCAAAAAGACGCGGAACAAGGTGAACCTATTTCGTTTGAGTTGGCGGCGGTCGCAATCGTCGGCGGGTCGTCCCTCGTGCTGCGCCCTGCGCGCGATGCCGCAACGCCGGGCGGGCGCGAAAACCCGAAAGGCACGGCGGGCCTCGTGTTGGACGTACTGCGCGAACTCGGCGCATTTGACGAAAGATTTTCGCGTGGGGAGCGCCCGCACATTGACGACTGGGTTGCCGCCTGTCGCGAGCGATACCCAGACCACAAGGCGTCAACGCTATCGTCTGCGCGTCAACGCCTTGTGGACCGGGGCTTCGTTTTTATTTCCGCCGAGAAACGCTGTTATTTAGGCGAAGGCCACATACGCAAAGAAGAGCAGCGCGAAGAAGGCTAGGACTGCGAGAATGTTGGCGAGGATTTGGGTCATTGCACTACCCCCTGTTCGACAATGCCGTCGGCAATTTTGCGACTCTCTAATCATTGCCAGCCTCGTTTTCTAGGGCATTGACTACCAGGGCGCAGACTTCGATTGCCTCAAGATACCATCCTGCGGCAATTTGATCGTGGATATCGTCGAATGGTCCTCGCTCTTGAATCGCTTGGTTTACATATTCCGCGCGGTTGCCGTTAGATGCCAGCCACGCGGTTTGCTCGCCATAGTAAACGCCAACCATTCCATCGGCTATTTCGTACATTTCTTCTGGGTCTGCGTCTTCATTCGCGATTGAATACAGCGCGCTGTGGATCATGTCATAGCGATGATCGTCGGGCATCATTCCGCCATGCGCGTCGTGGACCATTTCATAAATCCACGAGTCATCGGGCGCGTTGTGGCAGTAGTAGGTTGAGCCGTCGTCCCGCGTTTTGCGTTCGAAGTGCTTTAGAGCCTCAGCGGCCAATTCTTGAATGGTCATATTTTCCCTTTCCTGGTTACGCTCCTAGCGAGCGATCCATAGCACCCCGAAGAATGCTATGGGTGACGCGCTAGTTTATTGGCTCAATGTCGTATGCCGCCGGGATTCTTTCTTCGGTGTGGGCGCACCATATCTCGCCCTCGTAGTTGATATCTAGGGCAACAACCCGCCATCCATCGCTAGACCTATTCTTGATGGATGCAATAACTTGGTGAAGTCCTTGGCGAACGGCATCAAACGATAGCGCCTCGCCATCGCTTGTAATGAAATACAAAGGATAGCAGCCAATGCCGGTCCATTGCCCGGCTCTTAAGGTCGCTTTCAAGTCTGCGACCGTTTCGATCTCGCGGTGATGCCGGCAATAATTAGCGCGCAGCGGCGGCTCTCCACTCCAACCATCAGCGCGGGTGTCGTACAAAGAGCCGTCAATGTCCGATTTGAATAGGTGATTCATTATTCCATTCCCTCTATTGGTCTATGTCAAAAGTGCAGGTCAAGACGTTGCAAGCCAACACGCCGAAGGGCCGTGCGTCGTGGTATGCGCGAAAGTCTCCACCGACGCTGTCAGATACAGCAACAACCCAGCACTTGCCATACTGCGCCACCATGTCATCAGTAAAGCGATCTAGAGCGGCAATGTCAGCGTCCTCCATATGGCTTGTGTCGCCATACATGAGCGCAACGGCCCAATGTTCTGGCAGGTCAAGTTCTAGCGTTTTCATCGCTCGGTTCCCTCTTCCCCATGAACGGGGCAGTTCTGCCAACCGGGGCATTGTCCCGGCCAATCAGGATTGCCGCACTTGCACCAGTCGCCGTAGCGGGTGCGCCATTCCGGGGCCGCTTGCCGCCGACGCAGGGCGTAATCGTCATCCTCGTCGTACTTGTTCCGGCTCATTCCCCACCCCCTATGCGCGAGATGATGGCGTGGGCTGCGTCGTGCGCGCGGTAAACGTCATCCTCTGGCCCATAGTCCTCAATGTCGGCTTGGTGCCCTCGGAGCAGTTCCTTAATCACGTCCAGCATCGCGGGCGCCTCTGCGATCAGGCGAGCGTTAGCTTCGCGCTCGTCATCAGAGCGTTTGCTTGTCGCAGGGAATGACGCGACGGATCGGCCAGATTTCTCCGCGACCTTGTAACCGCAGATGCTTGGCTTGCCGCTTACTTTCCACGGCCCCGGTGTGTGCTTGGTCATTTCTTGCCCCCAAGCGTTGCCTTGCCTAATGCAGTCAGGCGAAACATTGCGTCGTTCACGTTGACGCCGCCGTATGCCGTGTCGGGGCGGATCAGGCCCTTCTCCCAAAGAGCGGCCAGCGATCTCGCGTCGGCATTCCACAACGGGGCGTCCTCTGCACCCTTCCATGATAGAAGGCACTGGCGCTGGTTTTCGGTGATGCGTGGCTTGGTCATTCGCCTTCCCCCTCATGATCGAATCGCTCTTGGGCGAGTTCAAGTGATCTAAAGCGCTGGCCATGGCGAGTCCCGTTGATGTCGATATGGTAGGCGAACGACCCATCGCACCATCGCATCGCCGAACCTGCTATCTCATAGCCCCGGCCGATCTTTACTAACCGCCCGCCCTTGGCGTTTTGCGCGAGTACTTCGTAGGATGAAACGGGCCAGCCATTAGCGCGCACTTGCCCATATTCTGCGATGTCAGGGTAAATCCTCCGGCGGTGTCGCGTTTCATAGTCCTGTGTGTTGGTCATGTTGGGCCTCCTGTGTTTCAGTGTCACCGACGATATATGGTCGATATAAACAGTGTCAACCCACGGCCAGCACTTTTTTATGACGCCGAGATATCTGCTGTATATAGTGAGTGTCACGTACGCAGGTACGCAAACGCTGCGAACCGTTTTGCGTACGTGTTTTCGCCCTGCGTACGCACGTTCGCGAACGCGTACGCAGTTTTAGAGGCACGAAAGGCGCGGAAATGCTAGGTTTTTGAGGTGGTTCGCGAACGCGTACGCAGGCGCGAACCAAAATGGTTAGTAGGTACGCAACGTACGCCCCCCCTATAGGGGGGCGTACGCGTACCGAACCACGTATCTGCCATAGAAAATAGGAGGTCAACTTGAGCCTAAAAAAAGTCAGGGCGAAGAAGCCCAACAGGTCGATGAGCCGGGTCACGCAATACGCCAGCGCCTCGGCATATGACAAAACGCAAAGCGCGGTTCTGGAATACGACAAGGCCGCGACGGCGTATGAGGAGCGCTGGGGTCGCGATAGGCTGGCCGATCTTGCCAGCCCGGCGCTGCGGGAACGCTTTTATCAGCAGATATACAGAATGAACCAAGCAATCAGTGCGGTTGACCATCGCGATGTGGCCCATCAAGTTGGCGTGACGCTGCGCGGATACGCGGCGTTGGAAGCCGCGGCGCTTGAGGCGGGCCACAAGCCGCTGGAGGGCCGGTTTTGGGACGCTCCCATGCCGGATGGGCGGGTGCTGTGCATTGCGCCAGATCACCACGAGGCCGGGAAGGTGGCGCGGCAGCGAAAGGACGACAATGTGCTTGTGTATAGTGTCGAGGAGGTCGCTAACATTCTGGCGACAAATGAGGCCGCGAAGGCGGTTGATATAATAAAAAGCGCGTTCCCCGGCGCGACCGTCACGGGATCGCGGAAGGCGGAGGTATTCAACGATGACATCCCGTTCTGACTTGCCAGAAGGCAAGTGGCCATGGTCCATCGTGCCAAGCCGTGCGTTTGGCGACAAGCGGCTAAAAGACGCCGATAGGCGCGTTCTAGGGGCGATGTGCGCCTTCGTTAATCGCGCCGGTGTGTGTTGGCCCGCCATGGAGACCATGCGGTTGATAAGCGGCCATAAGACCGAGAAGAGCATATTTGACGCGGTGCAACGCTTAAAGGCGGCTGGCTACGTTAGGCAGCTTCGGCCAAAGGACTACCAAGAAACGGCATCGGGCTGGAAAACCAACCGCTATCAAGTCCTGTGGCTGGGCGACGAGGCGAAGCCCAGCCGCGAGGATATAGCCAGCGCTGACCGCATTAGATTGGCGACTGACCCGGCACCTATAGATGAAGTAAAGGGGGGTTTGGGGGGTGAGAAGCAATCTCTCACACACGCGATTTCCCTTGCTTCGGCCTATGCGACCGCCGTTGAGCGCACAACCGGCCAGTTTAAACGTGCCGATCAAGAACTAGGCGCGGCTAACCGATTGGCAAATAAGGGCTTTTCGGCGCAGCAAGTACAGCAAGCGACCCAAGAAGTCGCCCGTGCCGCCTTGGCAAGACGGGCCGGTGTCCCGGCGCTGGCCGACGTCGAGCGACATCTAATGGTTGAGGATCCCCCCTCATAAAAACCGCAGAAGTCCGCGCATTTGTCATAATATATATTATGCGACACCCTCTATTGGTGTATTCAGGGCCGTAGGAATGCCCGGCTTGGTTTAAACAGGGTACCCCTTGCCCCCACCCCCCTCGCTACTATCGAGGGGGGTGTCGCTTAAAATTTTCCTGCAAATCTGGATTTTCGACATTTACCGGCGTTGCGTTTTTTAGGTGACAGTGACACGCCAGATATACGATAGTGTGTAACTCAGACAGGAGGGTTTCATGGAGCAGATAGAATGCCCGGCTTGTGCCGGTGAGGGTGTGCTTAGGCTGGACCGCAGCGTGCGTAGCTTTTCGCACGGCGGCTATATTCAGGAGGAGATCGTTGGCTGCCCGTCTTGCGACGGGTTTGGTGCTATGGAGGTAGAGGAAGATGACGACGCTTAATGCAAAAAAGGGGGCCATGTTGCGCGTCCTGTCGCTCGGCGCTGGCGTTCAGTCAACCACGATGGCGCTGATGGCGGCTCACGGTGAGTTTGAGCATATGCCGGACTGCGCGATCTTTGCCGATACCCAGTCAGAGCCGAAGGCGGTTTACGACCACTTGAACTGGCTGATGTCGGACAACGTGCTGCCGTTCCCGGTCCATATCGTTACTCGGGGAAACCTTGGTGAGCAGGTTTTGGCGAACGTCGCGGGTAAACAAATCACCGGGAAGCGCGACACAATCCCCGCCTTTACGACAGGCAGGGACGGCGGGGCTGCGCCCCTTGCGCGCCATTGCACCAACGATTTCAAAATCACCCCGATTGAGAAAAAGGTCCGCGAACTTGTGGGCATCCCGAAGGGCCACAGGCACAAAGGTTTGCCTATCGTTGAACAGTGGATCGGGATTAGCACTGACGAAGCGGCGCGAATGAAGCCCAACCCCAAACGGTGGGCGGAAAACAGATGGCCGCTGATTGAAAAGCGCATGAGCAGGAACGATTGCCTGCGTTGGGTAGAACGCAACGGTTATCCCGCGCCCCCTAAATCTGCTTGCACGTTCTGCCCCTACCACAACAACGCAATGTGGCGACACATGAAAGACAATGACCCGGTTTCTTGGCGAGAGGCTGTTGATTTTGATGCGGGCATTCGCCCTGGGTTTCAGGGTGGCAATAACGAGGTGTTTCTGCACCGTTCCCTCAAACCTCTATCCGAGGTTGACCTGACGACCGTCGAAGACGAAGGCCAAATCAACATGTTCAACGAGGAATGCGAAGGGATGTGCGGGGTATGAGTCTACGAGAAACGCTTAGATCGCCACGCTCTAGCGTGGACAAGGGCGGGGCGAGCGACAAGCATAGATCGCCACGCTCTAGCGTGGACAAGGGCGGGGCGAGCGACAAGCATACGCGAGCCTTTGCGTTATGGGAGACTAGTAGCTTTGGGATGGGCTTGCGCCCGGACAGGCAATGCCAGTGGCGCGAAGGCTGTGGCGAGCGGGCCATCCGTGGTAGCTACTGTGAGTTGCATGGCGGGCTTATTTATTCAGGGAAGGCAGGGCGAGACGATGAACAGGACTGAATGCCTTGAGGCTGCGGCTGGCGCGGTTGCTGACCGGGAGGGCAAGTATGGGACGCCGTTGGAGAACCACACCCGCACGGCTGCCATGTGGAGCGTCATTCTTGGAGTTGAGGTAACGGCGGCTCAGGTGTGCATGTGCAAC